GGCGATCTTGTTGTGTCGTCAGAGGAGTTTACATTCTTCGACTCATTCCTTCAAACGCTTGGCTTTACGACGAGTACGATGAAAGATGTCAAGCGTACACGCCAAGACATGTATGAGTTTGATAAGTACTTTGCTGAACGCACGACGCAGATCAGACGCCAGTACACCGAAGCTAAACGTAGTGGTGATAGCGCCGCTATTACAGCCGCACGTGCTGACTGGCTTGCGCTTCAGCAATCTAAGAAACGCGTTGGGCTTACAGCATCCAACATGGGTACGCTAACCAGTGCGCCAAAGCAGCAACTTCGTAGGGAGCAGCAGTATCGTAAGCAGTTCAAGACTACGCAGGATATGGAGGAAGCGGAAGATTAATCCGCTTTCCCGCCTTTAATTACGGTCAATCCAGCTAAATCAGCTTCGATTACTGCGTCATCCTTATCCGTTAGGATGCCTTCGAGCCGTGGATGTTTGAGGTTAATACCAACCACATACGTCTGGCCTAGCTTGATGGATGTATCCTTGGCAAGGTAAGCCTTCTTGATGTTAGGTGTCGCATCTACACCAGCCGCAACGATGTCTTGCAATACGTTACGGATATCAGCGCCATTGGTAGCCAGCCAGCGTTTAAAGTGCGCACGATCCAGCAAGACCACGCCTTTCTCAAACGGATCAGAGTGGGTCTTACGGAACAGATCGTAGCGAATACGAACGTCACTTCTTGGTAGTCTAGTTGTATCAACGTACACCTTACTGCCAGATGTGTGCATGGCTGTTACTGATGTATCACTATTATCGTTTAAGTATTCTGTGATCAGATCAAAGGTATCTGTTGCATTATCCTGCACATTCTTACGAACCATACCCAGTTGTCTGACAACGGTCTCAGTGCATTTGGTATAGTCGAAGCGGATCAGCCCCCACTCAATAGCCAGTTTGCCAATAAGATCGGCTAGGATAATTGTCTGTTCCCAGAACCGCTCACTGCCGACGAACTTGCATTGGTATTTCTGCATGAACTCTATTCGGTGGGCTTCAATGATCAGCTTTAGATCGTCAGCACTGTACTCCATAAGTTTGCGTATGATCTCTCTGCCAAGCAAACCATAGTTGGTTGTCACAAAAGTATGGATACGTTTGCCAGCTTCGGTGTCAGCAACAAACAGCGGGTGAGAATGTACGGTCACTTCAAAGAGGCGCATCATTTGCGCATCGGACTCCAGCCCAGATGACATGAGCATGGAACTCATGGATTTATTTGACGACGTAACACATGGCAATCTCCATGTCTTTGATTGTCGCTCTTCGGTTGTGCGTGCAAGTCGTGCTTTCTCTTTACCCTGCGACACATCGTACAGGAACTCGCCAATATCTTTAGCTGCCATTGTCGTGGTTTCGTCAATGGTCATAGGCAAGTTGTTGTAAAGACCCATCCGTGCATAGAGTGCGTTCTGTGTGAACTTGGATGCGTAGTGCAGAGCGTCTGGATTACCCCAGACAGATTGAAGCATAAGCTGTGCAAGAGATTTACCAGACCCACTTGGACCGTATAGGTTGATGGTTATACCCTTGATGCCGGTGAACTCGAACAATGGCGCAGCCATGCCGATGAGCATGGCCCATCCTTGGATGGGTAACTTGGCCTTGTCTATTACAGATGTGAAGTTGATGTACTTCTCCAAGTCACCAGCAGTGGTGTATAATTCTGTGGCTGTACGGTTTGATGTCTGTGCTACGGTTACTTGCTCTTCTGATACAGTGCCATCGACATCACGACGGAAGATAGTGTCGCCAATCAAGAACTGCGTATGATTCTCCTTCCAACCCATTGAGGCATGAAGGTTTGTCATCGTACGTATCTTACGTAGTTCGTTCATGTAGCCGCGTAGGAACATCTGGAACTTCTCTGTTACGTTCTTATTCAGTAGGACAATGCCTTGATCTGCTATGGTCTTTGCAAATTCTAAACTGCCATCGGCAAGGAAGGCTTGACGAAACGATAGCGGTTGCCAGCCGACATGCTGGCGGTTCCACTTAAATCGTACTGTCTCAAAACCTAGAGTCTCATCACGACCATAACTGACTGGATATATATCAAACGGACAAACATCTATATCAGTACCATCTATGTTGAGCTTAATGCCAGAGTCGGCACGCTTATACCCACGTGGCAATGGTACAACATGCACCACTTCGTCAGGCGCATCGGCAGCTACATCTACAGATTGGTACTGTATTCCTAGTAAGCACGGCGATTTGATAGTTTTAAATCGGCACTTGTCACAACCGCTGGGGCGTAAGTCTTTGAACTTAGAACAGGTCGTTGGTCCTGTCGTAGACTTCTTCCAATGCTCCAGCTTGGCTATAGTTTTATCGTAGTCGTAATCAGGATGACCTTGGCTCCACTCAACTGCAACTTGTTCTGGGTTCTCGCAATGCGCAGCCACTCCGATCAAGGCATACCATAAAGGCTCAGATACTTTATTCTGGTGGGTTATCGCCCACTGCACTTGCTGGCATTTATCAGCCACAATTATGTGGTTGGTAGGCGCGAACTCTGTCTTGGTACTAAGGTCAACTAAGGGAGTATGTGGCTTAGGTGGTATCACCCGGATAGAAGAGGTACGATACGGCTGCAATAAATTATCAATATGTTCTACGTTATGTGTCTCTTCATTTATTAATAAACCATTTACTATTTCACCACCTTTGGTGTTGACAGTCCCTATAGGTCTTAGTACGCGCGCACTGTCAGCAGGGACGGATGGATCAACGTCGAACTTTAATTGCTGCGTTGCGTTCTTCAGAGCGTCGGCAAGTGGTTGCCATTCGTTCTTTGTTAGTTCTCTATCCAATACCCAGTACGCATGAAGTCCGTTGCCAGATGATACGATTAATGGCTTTGGTAACTTTGATTCCTTAACAAACCTCACTAATGCTGCTACGCCATCGCGTTGTGTCTTGTATGGTTTATCTTCACCACAATCTATATCTAGGTATAATGACTTAAGACTACCCACATTATCTTGTTTTCTTCCATTATCTTTTGTAATAAAAGATGCGACAGCATAATAAGCATTAAGACCAGCGGCACTGATCTTGTTGACTACCGTATCTAAATCTTCAATAGAATCAACAAATTGCTGCCTTACCTTTTTATCTTTAATAGCGAGGGCAACATATGGCCCTTGCGACGGCAAGACGCGTCGGAGAAAATCCAACGTATTCATACTGTTATCCCCGGTTGTTTGAATCGGGGAGGAATCACCTCCCCGAACTTTTCATTCTACGTGTGCTGCTCTAGTAGGGCAAGCAATCTTTGTAGTCGCTGCTTCTGATCCAACTGGCGTACTTCCTCTGTAGGCCAGTTATGTTCTTTAACAGCCGCTACTAGTTTACGGATTACTTTCTTAGCGTTGGCTAAATTTTTTGCTCGGAGTGGCGTACCATTTACCCAGTTATAATATGTTATACGCGACACCCCGAACACTTCAGCCATCTCTGTAGTTGTTAACATCAGATGCCTGCGCAGCACTTCGACTTTCTCGAAGTTAAGCGTCGTCAGCATCCATTTCTCCTAACAAGTTAGCAATCTCATCAGCAATATCGTTTGCAGATTCTACCTTTGCAGGAGCAGCCTTCGGTACAACCTTTGGTTTAGCTGGCTCTTGCGCAGCCGCTTTAACTTTCGTAGCACCAAAGCCACGAATAGGTTTAATCTCAGGCTCACCTTCGCTTGAGTCAACAACCTCTATAACCTCTGGCTCTTTTGCTTTTACAAGCATAGGCTTTGGAGTTTCTTTAACTGTTGGAACTGCCACTGGTGTGGAGATAGTTGCTTCGCCTGTAATTTCTTTGACTTTGTCAGAGTTAAACAGCGGCGCTACTGCTTCCATTGCTTCTTCATCTAAGAAACCACCAAAGCCAAACTGCAGTTTGGGATATGTTGCATTTGTGTCGAACGACACACGTGTACGAACAACCTCTGGTCCCATGCCGCGCATGATCAGTTCTTTCTGATATACGTTGAGGCTCTTCATTGCGGTCGCAGTTACTTCCAGCAAATAGATCGGACCATTGGGATCATCGGCAGCGACAACAGCCAATCGTTTTTTATCAGCGCAGCGTTTACCCTGACCGTTCTTAGCAGAACCGAATTTGTTCCACTCGCACGTTGCACAGATGTCATTCTGTGGAGCAGTACTATCTGCGCTAGGTCTAATACCATCAAGTGAAGAACAGTCTGGTGCAGAAGCATCAGCATTGGGATCCCAGTCAGAAGCGTAGTATGTCTTCGACGGATGCGG